GTCCTCACTCTCTCTAAAAGGTCGTCCGTTGGTATTAAAATAACCAAGAACGAATAAATTATCTGGTCTGCGTCCGATGTGACTTTTCTTTGAACTCAGTTTGGCATTGAAGTAGTGTTCAGCTTTCTCCGCCATCCGGTCAAGGAAGTGTCGTCCATGGATGTCAAACATACGTTCCGGTAGTCCTAGTATTGAATCATCACCTTGAGTGATTTAAAGTACTCCGATTCGATGTTTACTCCTAAGGATGACAATATTGTGTAAGTCATAATCATGTTCGCAAACGTGTCCATCAACTGTGTCTGTTGGAAACCGGATCCAAATCCGTTGAATCTCCATTTCCAGACTTCGCCATTAGGTAATTGAATTGGTGTGGATTTGATTGAATCTGTCATCCATCGCCATAGGTTCTCAATCCTTTCTGGGTCAGTGTCAGGTTTTGGGTATCTGGTAGTAGGCTCGTAACTCGAAAAGTCAAAGTAGCTCCTCCATATCCCGTGAACAATGTCAATCAACTCATGGGTCAGTCTCTTGTCAAACTGGCTCCAATCTGTCGAAATGAATGTTCTCGTCGTGTAGACGTTGAACTCGTCCAAGATCTTAAGCCATCCGCCTCGTCCGATCTCTCTGCCCCATAATAACTTGTTGTCATCATGTAGCTGGTAGGTCGACTGTAAAGGCCAAATGAACATGAGCTCCGATTGCAGAAGCAATTTTGGTGCTCCGAAAACGGCTCTGATCTTATCTGGTTCGTCATCTCCAACAACGTGTGCCCTCATATGTAACATCAACCGCTCGTAAGGAATAGGTATTCCATCGGCGTCCCAAAAGGGTGACATCTTATCCTTGATTTGATGGATTAGAAGTCTGTTGTGTTCAAAGATTTCATTGTAAAGGTTGTGGAATGTAGGTGCTGAGTCTTTTATCAACTCGAGTTCTTGCTTCCATTGCAGGTAGGGTGGTATCCGTATCCCGTTCTTGAACTTGTGAAGTTTACTCTTGGTCTTTTCCTTAACTCTAGGTTTACCGGTTTCCTCGTCGAGGTCTCTGGCAACACTGTAGTGTTCGAAGGGTTGGTATACCCATCGTGGATTAGTCCATGGTAGCTCCGCAGACACGTTAAGTGTCCAATTGTACGCTCTAAGATCTGGGTAAGAAACGGGGTGTAGGGTCCTCTTCGGTCTCATCTTCTCCGTAACAACTCTGATCGCTCTCTCGAAATGTTCGTCTCGTGGTATAATGTGCTGTTCGAATTCTGTCGACATAAAATCTTCAATAACTTTCTCGTCACTGGCGTCGCTTCTTCGATTGCTAAGTACCTTCTGAACCATCTCTTCTGAGTAGTGTGCGCGAATTTGGTCAAGTAACCATTGGTCTCGCTGTCGTCGTGCGTGTTCAGCCATCTTCCACTCGTTATGACGTGGCTTATTGCTGAGAAGTTCCTTTCTGATAAACATAAGGTTCTTCAACACTCTGAATCTGTGCAAGTTTGAAATCGCAGGCATTGTGTGTGTATTGTATTCTAATTGTATCAAGCTCGGTTTGGGGTCGGTCTCTTCTTGAAGCTTG